CTTGCCAGCACCGATGGCGGCGGCGGCCAGATCGGCCTTGTTGTGACGCTGACCCAGCTTCACGATTTCAGCGGCATTTTCGGCGGCAGCTTTAGCGGCTTCCGCACGAACCGCATCCAGATTCACTTCACTCATGATAGTGTCCTTTTTAATGGATGGTTCAACTTTAGGTTGGGGTTCGGGAGATGCCGTGCTGCGGCCCACGCCAACTGACGGGTCAGCGGGGATCGAAACAACGGAAACTTCCATGGGGGACCAAGATTTGACGCGATAAGCATTCTTATCGTTCATATCCCGCTCCATTTTGTTCACGCGGTAGCCAACGCTGACGTTGCCCCGGATACCGTCGAGAACATCCTGATATACCTCTTGGGCTAGTGCGGATCGACCGAAACGCACTTTTGACCGCAACACACGGTCCCCGTCGAGGCTCACAGATTCGATAACACCAATTTGCTTCTCAGGATCGTGGTCCAGAAGCAGAGGTGCGCGACCAGACCGGAGGAACTCAAGATCAACTGAGTCGCCGGAATGGTCCAGAATTTCTTTGCCAAAACTACGCTCGACCGGAAGCTCAGAAGAGACCGCAATATAAACAGACCGCGTCTCCTCATCGATCACCTTAGCTTCCATAGCGTTGGCACGATGCACGATCTCAGGCTTTGCCTTACGGTCGAGCGCGTCAGCAATCTCTTGCGCAGCGTCAACATCCTCAACGCTGACTTCAGGCTGATCTTCTTCCATAGGAGCATCCGAGGTGTCGATTTCGATCTCGACCTTCACGGTTGCCCGCTGTTCCAAATCTTCATCAGCCATTTCTCGTTCTCCAGTGGCTTCTTCAAACATTATCGGGGCGTGGTCGTGTTCCCGCAACCAAGCCTTCGCTTGAGTGACAGTATACCGATTTTTATCAAAACGAATAGCCTGAAGCTCAGTGCCGCCATCAGCAAGAATACCGAAGATAAAATCAATACCGGGGCCACCAGCATCATTGTCACGGCGAAAGCCAGTATACTTATCGGGATCGTGAAGTCTTGCCGCGTGTTCGTTCGGATATGGTCGCTCGTCAACATAGGATCTGTCCTCGTCCATGCCTGCGACTTTGTCTTTCGCCCAAGAGTAACCAGCATCACCGCCCCAGAGCGCCCATGCGATACGACCATTTGACGGGTAGCCATCTTCACCGGGACGAAATCCCTCTGCTTGTTTATCAACCTCATGACGGCTGAAGAAGCTGTGCATACGCTTGACGGTATCGTCACTCAGGTCGCGACCATTGACGATGTCACGAGCGCGGGCGATACCAACCTCAGTACCACCGCGACCAAATTCGCTGCGCCAATCCAGACCACGCTGGGCTTCAGTCTTCATACCTTCTGTCGGTTCATTCGCCATCTTGCGGCCCATCCTGCGGCATCATACCTTTAGCAGCCTCATTACCACCAAACGGCTCAAAAGCCAAAGCCAGCCCATAGCTATCAGCAAGCTGCTTATCACGCTCCCATGTGCTGTAGACCTCATCGATGTCACGACCATCTTGTGCCGCAATCTCAGACGGGGTTAACAGACCGTTCTGCATACCAGTCACAGCCGCACTCATCTCCTTCTGCGGATCAATCCAGCTAAAGCCGCGTGGTCTGAAGATGGTAGCATCGAAAAATTTATCAAATTTTGTAACTGGAATGCTAATAAACCCAAATTCCATCACATGACGCAGCCACATTTCGTAGATCGGGAAGGCGAGATGGTCGATCAGAAAACGCTGTTCGCTGCGATAGAAGTCTCGCTCCTCAAGTGCGCCCTGACGGATTGACGAATAGCTCGTCCCCTCAAGGTCACCAGAGAGGCTAGAATAGCTGACACCCAGACCAGATGCGATGCCGCGAAGGATACCCTTCTGGAAGTCGTTAAAGGCGGTTGCAGGATGCGTCGGGTCGAATGCCTTGAAATCAACACCCTTGGGGAGCTGGTGCATCGTACCCGGCTCGACATCCATGATCGGCACGGTGTCATCGTAATCATCAGCGTTGAAATCATCGCCGGTATCAGACGTGAAGAAGCCCATCTTCGCGGCAGCGATGCGGCTGGCGACGAGTTCCGCCTCACGGTGAGCGTTCATCATTTTGAGCGATGACGTGATTGGAGCAAAGGCGCTCTCACCCCGCGTCTGACCAGCACGGATCGGCAGGTAATAGTGCAGGATTTGTTCAGCCGGGACACGGACGCTAACTGCTTGATTTAGCGTGGTAAAATCATAGTCACCCGGATGCGACTGACGCACCCAATAGGCAACCGGGCGACGATAGCGGTTAATCTCGACACCCATGCGGATTTCATTGCCATTGGGAAGGCGTTGATTCTTCTGCTCATCGATCAAGTCAGCCTCGATCAGATTCAGAGCGAAGCCGTATTTGAACGCTGGGCCGCGCACAATCTGAATGAACGCCTCACCGTCACGCTTCATGGCCTCTGTGCAGTATTTCTGCACATCAGCGAATGTCATTCGCCCATCGACCGTGCAGGCCCGCGACCAGTCCGCGAATGCCCGCTCAATCTGGTCATTGCCAATTACATCCAGAGAGCCATCAGCGTTTCGCGCCTTAACTTGCAGACTAAGGCCGTAATCGCCAACCACGTTGACGCGCATCAAGTTAAGGAAGCGACGAGCATATGGGTCGTTGCGGGCGAGGTCACGCGCACGATTGCGCAGGGTGGTCAGGGCTGGCTTGAGTTCTGTATCTGCACTGCGGTTGCTAGCTTTGAAGTCCTCGAACAAGCGCCCCTGATTGGCAGCGGCATATTGCCTGCGCCCCGCGTTCTTACCAACACGGGTTTGGTTCTTATTAACGATTGATGGTTTCAGAAAGTCCCAGAATGCCATTACCGAAACCTCACTTTGACAGTGGCGTTGCTGGGCTTACCAGCAGCGATGAGAGCGTCTTGCTTTTCCTTAGCCACTTCCTTGCGGTAGTAGTCGCGCCACATCATCAGATCCGTGATGCTCATCTTCGCGAGAGAGCGGCCCTGAATGCTATAGCTGGAAACATCCTTATCCGCGCGTCCCTCAAGAAGAGACTGGATCTTTTCGACCATGATCTGAGCATGGGTGCGGTTATCAGCGCCATTCTGGTCCAGATTGGACAGAAGTTGAAATTCGCCAGTGCCGACAGACACCTTTGCGCTATCGCTCTTACGAACAATGAACGCTTGCCAGACATAGTCACCGGCAACCATCGCATTGGTGATGACCGAGGTGAGCGCGGTCAGGAATGAACCGTCAGCAGCAACCGTGGCGGTGATCGACTTATCGATGCCAGCACCGTTCTTCAGGCGGATATTGTAGATCAGGTCATAGGAGGCAGGGGCATATACGTCAGAAAGGTCAGCCCGCTTCCACTGGACCAACGTGCCGGTGACGACACTCGTAGGCTCAGTAGGAAGGGCATTATTCTGGTCGAACAGGTTAACCATTACCACCCCCAAAGAATGCGGAAATCGTGCGCTGGCATTTCTTCAGGCGCTTGCAGTGACGACCCGGACGGCGGATTCTGCGCTTGAGACGAAGGGATGGAGCAACAACTTTCGATGCCTTAGCCATTCTACCTCCAACTGTTCGCGAAGCCGCCAGACCCCGGTCTTTTACCCAATTTCCGTGGATCAACCAATGGATGAGGCTTCTCAGCCTTAGCCGCTGGTTTTTCCTTCGCAGTTATATTAGCATAGAACTTGTTGTAAACGCTATCCAAATTCACGTTCAAGATGGCAAGGGCTGCAATTCCATAAACACGAACGTCTAATGCTTCGTTTCTGGTCCTTGTTTTCACCCAAACGCGATGCGCAAAGCCCTTGTTGTATTTGATAACCTGTCGCTCTGCCGTGAGCTGCTTGAAGTATTCTGGATCGCGTTCAGCCGGGAAGTGGCAATACCCCGGCCCCTCCTCATCAATCCTTAGACGCGAGTATAGAAGCTCCTTCACAGTATCAACCCCAACAGGGTAAAGCGGAACCTTGCCGATGTTATTCTTGGACGGACGGCCAACCACCGGCTTACCCTCGCCGCCGACACCCTTGATGGCGAATACGCGCTGTCTGGTCTTAGCGTAATTGTAAACCGACCGGGTATGGTGACCACCAGAGTCGATGCAGGTCGAGCGAACAATCATCTCCTCGCCTGAAGGATGGTGATATGTCGTGCCAATGATGTCGTCTAAGTCTTTCCAGAGCTTAGGCGATGACGGATCACCGTAAAGGATGTGATAGGCTATCGACCAGTTCTCCTCCTGCTTCGACCACCCGATGATCTCGCATTCGAGGCGGTCATCCTGCACGTCAACACCAGCAGTCAGCAGGACAACTTCTTCTGGGATCTCGTCATAGTTCTCACGGCGGTCGTAGATCGACATATCGTCCACACCCTCGCCCTGATCCTCCCATGTCTCGCCCAAGAACGTGTTAACGAATGTCTTGAGACGCATCGGGTCTTTACGAGCGGCCAGAAACTCCTCCACCGCGTCGGATAGCACCGCCCAAGGGCTATAAAGCGCGTTCAGATGGAAGCCAGCCACACCATTGAACATCTCTGTGGCTTCCCACCGCCCCTTGGATACAGCCTTTCGCCTGTCCGCATCGTCCCAAACCGAGCCGCAATGTTCGCAGGCGTAGTGTGCAGTCTTCGGGTTACTATCCTCCCAGTGAACATTCGCCCAACGCAGCTCCTGATATTCCCCGCAATCGTAGCATGGGACCATGAACTTGCGCTGATCACTCTCCAGATAGGCTGATTCGATCCGGCTGGCATCCTTGTTGGTCGGTGTACTGACCAGAATGACCTTGCGATTCCAGAACGTAGCAGAACGGCGCTTGGCAAGCTGAACTGGGTCGCCTTCTTCACCGGCTGACGGAGGATAGCGGTCCACCTCATCGCACAACACTACGCGGATTGGGCGAGACGCAAGGCCAGCGGGGCTGTTCGCGCCAACCAGAGATAACGCGCCGCCGGGGAATATCTTGTGCAGCGCGGTATTACCTGAGTCCTTCGTCTTATTATCGCGGATCTTATCGCGCAGGCACGGGGTCGAGCGAAGCAAGCCAGCGGTGACACGGTCCTTACTGAACGACATCGCCATATCGACAGTCGGCTGTAGCATCAGGATCGGAGCTGGGTCGTGCGCCATGTGGTATCCGATGGTATTGAGCAACATCTCAGACTTGCCGAGCTGCGCACCGCACATCACCACCACCTCCTTGACGGTGGGATCGGAGCAGGCGTCCATGATGCCGCGTTGATATTCAGCACGAGCAGTAATCCACCGGCCCGGTTCAGACGAGCTTTGGCTATCCAAACGGCGCTCCAGATCGGCCCACTCAGCGACAGACAGGCGCGGCGGCGGTGTGAGCCTCTGAACAGCCTCCTTCAGCGCAGCGGAAAGGGCCGCGCGAGATTCATCGCTCTCGAAATACGGGATCATATGCGTTCTGTCTTCTTGGGACGACCACGCTGCCTTTTAGGTGCATTCTTTTCCTCTGGCTGATCGACTGAGTCAATCGAACCTGACGTTGTCGTCGGGCTTATCGATGGGTCATAGTTGGCAAGCTCTGTCAGCGCCTCATGGATCTGCTTTTCAAGAATGTCCTTCACGACAGCGGCGTCATCCTCAGTCGCTAGCAGCGGAGCAATCTTGGTCGGCATAGCGAGAAACTTCGCGCGGCAGGCTGAGAGGACATCTGTCCACGCTTTGATAACGTCCTGAGTTGAGCAAAGTTCCTGCCTGATCTTGGCAAGCTCCATCTCAGCAATCTCAGCGTCCGCATTCATCTTACGGGTACGAGCCTCATCATAACTCGACCCGATAATCACGCCACCAGTTGTGCTTCTACGCTTCTGTTCCACTTAATTCCCCTTTGCCACAATATGACATCTCAAAACGAAATTGCAAAGCGGTACGGCCAATCGATGAAATCGATCACACGCTGATGTGTAATAGATATAGT